GTTTGTGCTGTCACGCAATAGGCACCAGATGAGGGGCTCTTAACAGACCCCTCTTCGAAGGGAACGGACCCCTTCTGGATGTTACCTTCATCTTGTGTCACTGTACCCGACAGATTAGATATCAATGCTATGTTGGGAGTAGAACAAATTATTTTAAAACAACGAGGTGATTTTGAAGGTGATTTAACCAAAGTTCCGTGCACAGTAGGGGAAAAACATGCAGGTGCTAGACAAATTTTTAAAATAATGCACCATCCCAATTGGAGAACTTCTACTATTAAGCATCATTGTCCGCGTACTTCAGTATCAGCTAGTTTAAGAGCAATGAGTAATAAAGTTTTGCCAAATCGTGCTGTAGTTGAAGATTTCAAAGACTGGTTTCGAAATACATACATACCTAAATTCCTTACTTATTTAGATAATGAGGAAATAGTTGTAAACTTTGACAAGTGGCTGACCAAATATCCTGTTAAATATAGAATTAAGATTAAGAGAGGATATGCTTATGAAAATCGGTTGGATTGGCCTTGGATGTATGAAGCTTTTCCAAAAATTGAACAACAGTTTACTGAAATTGAACACTACTTTAAGGATACTATATTTAATTTGGTCAAGGAACGGCAGATTTGCGGGCCCCTTGACCATGCTAAAGCAATGGCAAATGCATTTATAAATTCATTGGAGTATGTAGCAGACAAATATCAGAAAGAATATTGTGGTAGAAAGAATTGGATAGACATATGTAAACATTTTGATTTACAACATCAAGAAAATGCTGATTTTATTTATGAAGATCAAGATTTTTCAGGTTATGATATGACCCAGTTGGGCTGGGCTCTGGAGTTAGCAAATGAGTTAAAAGAGGCCTGTTTAAATCATAATCACATGACTCTGATATATCCAATAAATCGAGAAGATATTCTTGCCACATTTTCTAATAGTATTAGGTGTCGTATTAGTGTTGACCATGGGCAATTAATATATGAAGCTGAGAATAGACAATCAGGACAGGGAGATACCACTTTTTCCAATACCCAAATGAATATAGCCTATAATCAATATGTTTATTATAAGGCTGGTATTGAGCGTTATACATTAACATGTAAAGGTGATGATACTGTTAAAGGACACCCTGCTAATCAACATCAGCAATATCTTCGATTCAAGAGACAAATATTTACAGATCATAGTAATTGGCAACATCATGGTCTGGGCCAGATAGTTAAAGTTTCAAAATCTGGACATCTACAAGATTTAGGATTCCTAAGTAATCACTTTTTCCTTACAGATAATGGTAGCTTTAGAATGACAAGAATTCCTGCACGAGTTATACAGACGTTATCTTGGTCCACAAAATTGCCACAATCTTTAAAAGGTGATAAACTGGCGAACGCCAGGAGGCAGTTATGCTACAGTAAAGGAAAGTGTTTATTGGCTTGGGCTAAGGGACTCCCTATTTGGCAAAAATTGGGGGAGAAGATGGTTGAATTAGGTGTAGATGGGAAGTGGACAGAATATAATCAATACGCTGATGAAGCCCGCGTTTGGCATGATCGCGATGATCGGAAAGCGTATTTGCGATATTTGCATGATCGCTATGATATGAAGGAATACGAGGTGCAAGAAATTGAAAAGTCCATTAGTCAAATCACAACTTTATCTGGTTGGATTGAAATACCCCACTTGGAG